TAAGTTAAAAAGAAAGGTTGGAGAAAAGCGGCAATTGGAGAAGGTATTTTAATTGTTGGGGCAGTTGTTGGGGTGGTTAGCGGTGCTTGGGTTCCTGTGGCAACACTCGTTATTGTTGCCGAAGTTGCGATTATAATGGACGTTAAACCGCCTAAGTTTTCAATGAAAAATCTATTTTTTAAACCTGAGTAATATCAAAAAACTTATTCTTCACAGTTGATAAATTATGGATTAAATTCTTTATTAATCCCTTTGTATATTTTTTATTTTTAGATTTTTTAGAACAAAATAGATTTTCAAAATTAGATATTAATTTTTCACAAGCCTCAAAATGGGCCTTTGTTTTTGACGAGTCAATACACTTGTTTATCTTTATATAATGTTCATTCATAGATAAAATATACTAATTAAAATTTAAAAATGGAAATTTTTTAACAAAATAATCAACCATCAAAATAATTTCTTTTTCTCCGCAATTAATATTTCTTTGTTTTGAAAATTCAGATATCCATTTTTTTGATATGTCATTTAATATTTCTTTAAACATTTTACCATTAACTCCAATCATATAATTTCCATTAAATAATTCCTCGTTAGTTTCATTTACTAACATAAAACTAATTTCTTTCTTAATTGGGGAAGATTCTTGACAAAATTTTAAAAAATTTTTGATTATCTCAAATTTTTGAGAATCCATCGTACTATTATTTTTAATATTAACTTTCATAATTAATCTACATCTCTAAGTTTTATCCAAGGAACAGCTCTCTTTTTAAACATATTATAAAGTATTTCAGAGCCAAGTGATGATAAATTACCAAAACTTTCATTATTATTTATCGCCTCTCTAACATTCCATTCTATATAAACATCAAATGATGGAGCCCACCCTTCGGAATCAAAAGACGCTTCAAATTCTTCATCATCAACATTCACTGATTTGATACACTTATATTTTCTTTTTAGGACACCTCCAAAAACTGTTTGAAATTGTTCTTTTTCTGTACTATATTTCATTACAAAAATGGATAGAAGAATATTACTTGAGTATTATTTAAATAAATATGTTACATCTCAATATAATCTTATAGAAAGGATTGATGTATTGTCAATAGGCGACAGGGAAGAGCGTATAGATGTTGATATATTGATTATAATTGATTCAGAAATATTTAAATTAAACTTTAATTTAACCGAATCATTACAAGAACTTTTTATTTTTGACAATAAGATATCCCAAACATTTTTACAGGCACCAATTTTTAAAGAAAATAAGGAAATAAGTTTTGATAAAATTAAAAAAGATATCAAACACTACATAAAAATTATTATCAACAAAAGAATTAATTTATTTAAAATGGATTTGAAACTTGAAAAAGCACATTCAAACAACTATTAATAAAGTCCATAAAAGAGAACTAAATGAGTTATTCGGAAAAGATGCAAACGTTGTTGTTGAAAATTTTACATATTCAACAAATGGGAAATTCTTCTCTTGTTCCGTCACACTTTATGTTGAAGATGTTGATAAGCATCTTGATTTATTCCCTTTTGCTCTTGAGCAACTTGTAATGGACTCCTTTAGATTATTTGCAATAGGTAAAGAACTACAAATAACATCATCAATAAAACAAATAGAAAATGGCTCACCCAATTGAACACGCAGAATCCTCAGTTAAAATTTGGGGTGGAAAAATTGAAGATTATTTGCCGATGCATAATTGGCTTGATGAAACAAAAGGATGGATTTGTCATTCCATTCATAGAATGTTTCGTCATCATTCTGAAGGAATATTTGAAATGGAGAAAATATTCGGTCAATCGTTTATTAACTCTGATGGTAAAGTAGTATACACAAGATACGTTGGGGAAATGCACGTCAGAGAAGATTGTGACGGGTATGTTCCAACTGCAAAAGAATGGGTAGAATCTTTGGAGAATAAAGAAAGACCCAAATGGATGATGAAGACAATGAAACTAAACAAAGACAAATAATATTTATAGATATGGAAATACAATTAACACCTGAGGAAAAGAAATCCTTATCACAATATTTTATTTATATTAGAAGTTTCGGGTCAACCACCGCAAATGCGACTTGTTATTTTGAATACGGTAGTTTTGTCTATGGAGGTGATGTCTATACAAATGGTAGAAGAATTGAAAAATTCAAGCCAGTTGAATTATTAATGGAAAGAATATTAAATGATATTGACCCTGATGATTTTGATAATGACGAATTTCACGACCAAGATGAGATTGATTATTTCTCAATAGATTTTGATTTTGAATGTTTAAGTAAAACAATTGACGTTAATTGTAATTTCTCTGTTCGTGGTTATGAAGACACTGGAAGTAGTGGAGAAATTCCTGAAGAAGTCTTTAATGAAAACTTTAAAGAATATTCTGTAAGTGAAATAGTTTGCACATATAATGGTGGTGGAGATAGTGGATATGTTGAAAGTGATATGGAACTTGATGGATATACTGTTCCCACTCCATCAGGAATTGAAGATTATTGTTATACTGTTCTTGAAGACTTTAGTGGTTGGGAAATCAACGAAGGCTCCCAAGGAAGTATAAGATTTAACTTAAAAAGTAAGGAATACTCAATTGACCACCAGTGGAATACCGAAGAACCTCGCAGTTTTAGTATTTTAGAAATTAAAATTTAAAAAACCTGAATTGTTCTCTGTGGTCTATCATCACCAAAATTAGGACAGAAATAAACGTTATTTCCATCGTGATAGATAGTTCCACCTACTCCATTTGGGATTTTGTGTTTTTCTTGGAATTTATCATCCAAATCAATTTGATGATTTCCATCATGAACTAAGAAACATTTATTTTCATATCCGCAAGTATATTGCTGGTCTTTATTTTTATGTCTCATAAATTCATCAAAAGACATTACGTATCTTGCATTTTCATTCATTAGACGATTAACTATCTTATCTAATTGACTTTCTGTTAATTTAATTTGCTTTCCCATATTGTATAAATATTAACTTAAATACATTTTACTTTCATTTTCTCTACGTATTACCAATCCTCTTAATTTCTTTCCCTTTTTATCTGTTAATTTTTCATTTTTCATAACCTGAGCAGCTTCTTCGTGCTTTCCTTGTTTAGTTAATTGTATAAAATCAGAAGTTCTTAATCCCCCACATCCGGCATTAAAAGAAAATGAAACCATGGCATCAAATTGCCCTTGGGTAATCATGTAAGTTTTAAGTCCTTGTTTTTTCCATGAGCTCATTATACCCCTAACACACTCTTCAAATTCCACAATATCCTCCAATAACCATTTTCTTATTTGCTCTTCAGTAGCCGTTTGATTTGGTTTAACCCCTTTAGTATGCCCATATCCAATGGTCCAAACTCCTCCTGTATCCGCATATGATTCTTTTTTTAATCCTTCAGAATATTTTAAATGATTAAAAAAATCATATTGACTAACACTCATAGTTGAGCCGTCCTTTAGGTCATTATTTAAATTAATAGAGTTATCATCGTATTTTTCTTTATATCTTAAAACATCTTCAAATTCTTTTTTTGTATACGGTCTATCTTCAGGCCCATTCCACATTTCTTTTTGTTTAAACCACTTTTTCATGTTATCCCATTCTATTCCTTCTTCTTCGCCATCCTCAAAACCTTCAGCCGCAAATTCCCATTGTGTAATAAACCTTAAACAAGCTTCTTTTTTACCGTACTTAGTTTCATTTGAGTTAAACCAATCTTTCCAATCAGGAAAAGTCCAATAACCATCTGAATCATATCCCAAAGTATCCAAATTTGGGGAAGATTCGGGATTTTTTGGGTCTCGATTTTGCTCGTTTAATAATCTTTGTAAAATATCAATTATCTTCATTTGATTCAGGTCTTAAAACGGTCATTGCTTCAGGGAACTCCTTATCCAATAACTCTTCATTCTTATTTTCGTAAGGGATGTTTTGTAACACATACCTAATTGCATTCAATCCCGATACTTTTTTATCATTTGCATCCAACACAATCCAAGGATGATTCATTGTTGATGTCTTATCAAATAATCTTTGTTTAAATTCTGTGAATCTTTCCCACATGTCTTGCATCTTAGCATCATTTGGAGAATATTTCCAATATTTAAGTGGAGATTTTTGTCTCATCTCAAATCTTCTTGCTTGAGTTTCTTTATCAATTGAAAACCATAATTTAAATAGGTAGTCTCCTTTCTCAACTAATTCGTTTTCAAAGTTTTCAACATTCTCCATGAAATGTTCATATTCTTCTTCCGTTCCATATCCCATAACAGGTTCAACAAGACCTCTGTTATACCAACTTCTATCAAAGAAGTTAATCATACCAGGTTTAATGTGTTTTTTGTATCTACCAAACCAATCTTGTCTTTCTTCAGGAGATGGAATACCGAGAGCAATGATATTATAATATCTTGGATTTAAATTCTCAGTGAACTTTTTAATGGTTGACCCTTTACCTGCTGAATCTCTACCCTCAAAAACAATTATAACAGTTTTTCCTGTCTCCATTAACCATTCTTGAAGTTTAAGGAGTTCGACTTGTAGGTAATACAATTCTTTTCTAAAGACTTTTTTCTTTAAAATTGATGGTTCCTCGGGTTCAAAACTATAATCATCTTGTTCGGGTTCAATTTCATAGGAATCTGGCTCTCTGTCCTTTAATGAACCCAATACCTTTTCAAAGTATTTAACAATTGCTTTATATTTATCACCTTTTTTGAGTAATGTATTTCTAACTCCGTGTTCTAACAAATCAAAATTTATAATTTGGTCATCAGCAAGCTCAATGATTTGATTAAGTAATGATTCAGCTTCTTTTTTTAAAAGACCATTAGCACTTAAAATTGTCTGTATAGATTTAATGTATTGCTCAGATGGTTTTGCCATTTCATTTAATGGAATACCAATCATTTGTCTAATTCTTTCTACCTCTGTTAACAGGCTTCTCATATAAAAACTTTTTTATATAAATATTATGTAAGTATTGATTACTTTTTCAAAAGTAGATATATTTAAAAATAATGAAAGTGAGAAAAGAAAAAAGAAAATTGCGAATAAATTATAATATTTCATTTTCATTGTAATCCTGACAATTGTCAGGATTTTTTTTGCCCCGTTCATAAATAAACCATAAATAAATTAAATAAAAAAAAATGAAAAACACAGAAGTTTACAACGAGTTAGTTCAAAAAATGAGAACATTCTTCCAATCAAAAGGATTTAAAGAAGTTCCAACGCAATCAAGATTATCAATTCTTGCGGCATGTGAAAATCCTCACTCAATCACAACATTTGAGTATCAGGGTCAAGTTTGGCCATTACCACAAACAGGACAAATGTGGTTAGAATATGAATTGCTAAAAAATCCCGAGTGGGAAGGAGTATATTGTATATCAACTTCTTACCGTCAAGAGAAAAATCCAATACCTGGTCGCCACGAATTAATTTTCCCAATGTTTGAATTTGAATCAAAGGGAACAATGAAAGATTTGTTAAAGTTAGAAGAAGAACTACTTGAGTATCTCGGTTTTGACGAACCTGTTAATACAACATATGAAGGAGTATGTGCTGAATATGGGGGAGTATCAATCTTAGAAGATGAGCACGAACAAAGAATGTGGAAAGAGAAAGGTTCAGTAGTATCTCTCCAACATTTCCCATTAAGAACCAACCCATTTTGGAATATGCAACATGGAACAAATGGAATCTTCAATAAAGTTGATGTAATTATGTATGGTCAAGAAACAATTGGCTCGGCTGAAAGAAGTTGTGATGTGGAAAAAATGAGAGAAATGTTCTACACAATTGAAAATGGTGGGTATGCAAATAAACTTTTTGAACTATTCGGAAAAGAAAGAGTTGAAAAGGAACTTGAAGAACAATTACAAGAAATTTAATATAAATTAAAAACCCCTCTTTTGAGGGGTTTTATTTTTTAAACATTATCAAGATTTAGAATAAACCGCTCCCCAATAATGTTTAATTTGTTTGGTTCCGTCACCAGAGTCTTCCTCAAACTCACCGATGTAGGATGGAGCAAGTTTCTCAACTTCATACCCATCTACTTTTGATGAATTTATTGCAGCGGCTAATTTCATTGTTTTAGCCTTCTCTTTATCTATGCCTTTTCCTAAAATACAAACAGAACCTTCTGTCGCATTATCAGTACACCATTTCTTAACCTCAGGTCCTACCCATTTACCTATATTACCACCGCCACTCAAAAAATCGGTATTTAACTCTTTTTGGCCATTTACATAGGTAAATAACTCTGAAGGCGCTGAACCCAATTCTTGTTCTGAAATCACAATACCTTTCTTATACCCAAAAAGATATTGGATTTGAGTTATCTCTTCTTTTAATAGATTCTTCATATTGTTTTTTTAAATAAATATCTTTTTTAAAATAAAATTTGGCGTAATGGAGCAAATTGCCATATATTTGTAATCTAAATAACAAACTCTATGAAAAATACCATTCTAACAATCACATTTATCCTTTTGAGTT